GGTGATAAGAGATTACCTCAGGGAGCAGTTGAAGGATTACCGCCAGCAGCAGCGACAGGAATGCCTGGAGAAGCTCCAGCTATTCCTCATGGTGGGGAAGCAGCACCTGCACCAGCAGCAGGCGGAACACCAACTCCAGAAGCTGGAGTGGAAGCACCCGCAAATGTCGAACAGGGCGGTGCGCCGGAAACGCCAGAAGCACCAGCAATGCCAGAGACACCTACAGCACCAGCCGCACCGACCGTTTAATAGGAGCTACTATGTCACTACAAAAGTTTGGAGTTGCACAGAAGATCAAGACAGTGGTCTCAAGCGAATCAGAGTTTGAAGCACTGCGTAATGAAATCGTCAATACAAATAATCTTGTTAGATGCACGAAGTGTGGTAAGTTACTTGCCAAGATGAACAATGACATGATTAGTGTAAAGCGCAAGGACATTGACTTTATTGCTAAGGCATCATACGTCAGCATCAAGTGTCCTGTGTGTTCTACAACTAACGGAGTCGTACCTGAATAAATTATGCGAGAATTGTTTATCGGTACCGCGGGAGACTTTGCCCAGGCTCTAGAGGATTGGATCATAGACAATAAGTGCAATCCTAAGACGCAAGAGGAATGGGCGCGATGTCTTAAGGATATTGCGGAGAAGGGTAATATAACTTCACTCGGTGTCATTAAGGATAAGGATGTGAATCAGATTAAGAATGATTTAAATAATAATTTTAATGTTGAGAATCTCTAATGGCGATACCACAGTGGATAACAAAGACAGCGAATGAAGTCAGCGACGCTGCTTCCAATGTAACTAGTTCTACTTGGGAACATATTCTAGAACTTCAGAAGGCGGGTAAGCTTCCAGAACATCTAGCACAGGCTGCAGAAGAAATTCAATCTCTACTTACTCTAATCGATCATGCCGTTGTCGAGATTGATAAGGGTATGGGTGAAAAGCCGATGACTAAGATGGCTGCTCCCGCAACAAAAGAGAAACCGAAAGAGAAAGAGGGTCCACTCGATTTCGGCGATGAGAGACTTCTTGAGAAAGGTCCTGAAGAAGACGACGATGAAGAGGAGAAACCAACTCTCCCCGGAACAGTAAATAGAAAGCTTCCTCCGAAGATGAAGGAACCAGAGACTACGAAGTGGAAAGAAATTAGGTTTAATAAGCGTACAGGTACATGGCAAACGGTGATCACAATTCGTCATACCCGCAATTTCTTGTCGGAAGATGAGGCTGTCGAGTTCACGAAGAAGGCGTCAAAAGAGTAACAAGTCGTATATACTATTATAGTTCTGTTATATAATTATAGACTTGCTAATTAGTTCTTCCTTATTAAAGAACATTAGGCGACCGGGTTGTAGTATAACCTGTCGCCTTTTTTATTGCTCAAAGGAAAAGAAAAGACAATGGAAGAAGATAACAGCAACGATACTCCCGAAGCTCAGCTGCTCCGACTGTTCATGCAGAAGCTTATGGGTAAGTCTCTTGACTATGCGCGAATCTCGGGCATGTCAGATAGATCATTCGAGCAGACGAAGAAAAATCTGAAAGATGATTACTACGCTCTCCTTGAACACTTTATAAAACTAATGGACGACTTGAAGCAGGGCAAATAACCTATGATTAATAAGGTCGGCGTCCGTCTACAGATTGTTCGTCAAGGTAGTTTAGCTACCGTCGCGGGTACCCGTACTATCCAAGAAAAGGTCGCCGCTCCTGGCACTAAGAACGAATTTGTATACTTTGCCACCAAAGCGATCGCGGGCGACCAGCCAAATGGTAATGGTGACTATTTCCCGTGGGATCACCTCTTAAAGAGTTATGCGACATTCGTAGGGAGAAGCCTGTTCCTCAATCATAATTCAAGTGATCCGAGAAATGCGATCGGAAAAGTTTTAGATGCGTATCCAGTAGTCGATGATCAAACCGGTGAGAAGTACATTGAGTGCCTTGCAAAGATTGATGCCGTTGCCCACCCCGAACTAGCCCGCCAAATCGAGTCAGGAATTTTAGATTCTTGCTCCATGGGATGCAGTGTTGAGAGTTCACAATGCTCCATTTGCGCCCATACCATATACTCCGACCAAGACAATAAGTGCCGTCATATGTCTACTGGTCTAGGAAAAGATTACGTCGTTGAGGCGGATCTTCCTGAATGTGGTATCAAGAAGGGGTCACACTCTAAGGCATTTGCGGTGAACAGAGGATTGAATTTTACGGAACTGTCTGTTGTAAATGTCCCGGCTTGGGATAATGCTAAGATCGTACAGGTAATTGCGCAGCTAAAGGACCGTGTAGCAACGAAGGCTCCTACTGCCGACGTGATAAAAGATTTGGAGGATATTTTAACAATGGCATCCCAAAATGATTTAGACGCAGCTGCCGGTACTACTCCGGAGCTAGAAGTCGAGACGAAGAAGGAATGTGGTTGCACCAGCAGCAAGGAATGTGCGAAGTGCAAGAAGGCTGATGATAAGAAGGAAGAAGAGAAGAAGGACGACAAGAAGAAGGACAAAGAAGCTTCGGGTGATGAGTCCACTGTCGAATCTCGCCTAAACAAAATTTTTAAGGAAAAGCTATCTGCTCTTGACTTCCTTGACCTCCAGGCTTTCATGAAGAAGGCTAACGGTACAGTGCCTGCGATGCCTCCTGTTGCCGAAGCCGGTGCAGAAAAAGCAGCCGAGGAGAAGGACGTTGCTAATATGAAGAAGGCAGAAGAAGCGATTAAGGAAGCACTTCCGATTTTAGAGAAGGCTCTCCCTGCTGCTGAGGAAGCTCTCAAGCACGAAGAAAAGGAAGTTGCCATGATGAAGGCAGCCTCTGAAGAACCAGTATTAGAAGTCGAGACGAAGAAGGAATGCGGTTGCACCAGCACCAAAGAGTGCGCGAAGTGCAAGAAGATGGAAGATAAGAAGGAAGAGAAGTCTGAGAAGAAGGCAGAGCTTGAGACCGCGTCAAAGAAGGAATGCGGTTGCACTGACGATAAGGAGTGTGCGAAGTGCAAGAAGGCTGATGATAAGAAGGAAGAAGAGAAGAAGGCAGAGCTCGTAGATCGTAAGCTCAAGGCAATCTTCGTCGCCAAGCCTACTGCTAAGGAATCTTATTGGGTAGTTACCGCAGATGGTAAGCCCGTACTCAAGGCGTCACTTAATGACATCTGGGGAGATAAGATCAACGAAGTAGCAGAATACGCTGCCTCTCCTATATACGGTGAAGCACTACTACAGCGTCTGAAGGAAGATGGTGTAAAGAAAGTCGCTTTACTAACGAATGGAACAATTTACACTGAAGCTGCTGATGCTCGTGGTCAGGTAGGCAAGGGTGATGAGTGGCCAAGCCAGAAGCAGGTTGGTAACTCACAGTATAAGCCTGCCGCCCCAATGGGACATGCCAAGATGAAGGTCATGGAAGAAGGAGTAGACATGTCAGGTGGAGATACCGGTGCAGCGTCTGCAGGACCTAACGGCGGTAAGGGTGATAAGTACCCTACTACGAAGTCTATGGGTAACTCTCAGTACAAGCCCGCAATGAGCGGTGGACCTAAGGCTAAGTCAGAATATGCTACGTACGCCTCTGAAGATACTGAAGGCAAGATCGAAGTGACTGCGGAAGCTGCTGTCGAAGCTAAGCCAGAGATGGCTGACGCTCCTGCGATTCCGATGGACATGCCGATGGATATGCCTCCTATGGATGGAGAAGAGAAACCCAAGAAGGAAAAGAAGGATAAGGAGGAGAAGCCTCCGAAGGAAGACAAAGCTCCGAAGGAAGACAAAGCTCCTAAGGGCAAGGGTGGACCTGATCTCGCCGAGATGTCCGAAGAGGAACTTGTCGCGCACATGTTAGAGTGTGCACAGATGATGGCTCAGAAAGAACTTTCTAAGGGACTTAAGAAGCCTGTCGCTGCCGTCGAGAAGGCAGTTGAGAAGCTTGAGACTGTGTTAACCAAGGAGCAGGAAGCTGCTGCCAAGGAAGCCGAAAAGGCTGACGCCGCTGCTAAGAAGGAAGAAGAGAAGGCAGCGAAGGTCCAGGCGAAGGAAGATGAAAAGACAGCTAAGGAAACTGCTAAGGCAGAAGCCGCAGCTGCTAAGGATGCGGAGAAGGAAGCTAAGAAGGATGCGAAGAATTCTCCGGCAGAGAAGGCTGTTGCAGGACCTAATGCTGAAGAGGGCGATGGTAAGAAGATGGCGGAAGAGCCCAATCACACGATGGAACCGGGCAAGCCTGAGATGACCGATGCACTTACTAAGATCGCCGAAGAGGTTGCAGTCGTCGAAGCAACCGTCGAAGTTGATCTTCCTGGTCCGTCTGAAAGAGAGCTTGAGCTTGAGGCTCAGCTTGCACAACTTAAGTTGGAACAGTCTCTTCGCGCGAAGGCGCAGAAGTGTCAGGCAATCGTCAGCGAGATGGCAGAGAAGGATATGATCGCTGCAGATGAGAAGGACATTCAGGAAGAGATTGCAAACGGTAAACCGCTATTCGACGCAAGAGCATCTGCGTTTAAGAAGGCTATCGACAAGCAGTGCGCGGATCTACTTGCAATGGAAAGTTCAACGCTAGAGAAGTTTGCGATGACCGTTTCCAGAGTAAAGGGTCGCACGATCCCTTCACCTACTGCTGGTGGCGTCTTAAAGAAGGCCTTCAGACTTCAGTTCGACGAACATACAAATGATGACGCGTGGATTACTGACGCGTTCAATCAGATGGGAAGTCAGAAGGGACGCAAGCTATAATTTAGTCGTAAGCAAAAGCGCCCGCAAAGTAAAAGGGTGTTCATAAAAGAAACGAATCGAGACGAAACGAAAGTAAAACAGTTCGTAAATATGACGTTAAAATAATAGGAGACTCAACAATGGCTATTCGAATTCTAAGAGAAGTCAGCCGCGATAGCGGTCGTCTCCCCCAGTCAAACGGAACTAGCTCAGCAATTCTAGCTGGTAACGTACTGGAGCTTGCAAACAACGGCCTCAACGTTCAGTTGTCTACAAGCACGGGATCGACTTATTCGTGGGGACTAGCAGCAGATAGCAATGTACAACAGCCGCTCCAGGGCGCTGGCGGGCTTACGGTAGGTGTTGGTTACGACTATACCAATTTCGATCGTGGTGGTCTTATCAGCGTGTTCCAGAACGGTGGTTCGTTCGAGCTTTACAATGATCTTGGTGAGATTGCGCCACTTCAGGGTAACCCGTTCGTTTACACGGATTCCTTCGTATCCAATGCGCCAGTTTACGCGCAGGTCAATACTGGTTTAGTTACTTCAGTTTCTGGTGGTAACTCTCCTCAGATCGGAACGACAATTCAAGTGACGAATGCAGGTAACGCGACGGAAATGTTACTGCAGATCAAGCTAAGCATCTAAAAGGAGACAATGAACATGGAACCAAAAGTAACTCCTGCAGATGAGCAGGTCTATGGTATTAACCTTACTTCATCTCAGGTTGAGGATCGCCTCAGCCGTTTGATGAACAGCCCGGGTGGACTACAGAAAATTGCGCAGCAGATGCTTTCACCGCTGAAGCGCGATCTTTTGTTTGAAGGTCGTATTCGCCAGATCTATCAGACGTACAAGTTAGCTCTAGGTGAGGAAGCTGTATTCGACGCAGACCTTGATGTACCGGCGGCAAGTATTTCCGTCGAAGGTTTGCCCGAGCAGTTAGAAGTTAGATCAGACCGTATCCGCATCGAAACGTCTCCGATTACCGTACGTCCTATGGTACGTTGGAACGAGTCTAACTTCCGTAAGTTCGACGTGCTTAACCGCGCGCAGGAACGCGGTAAGGCTTCCATTCAGTTCCAGGAAGACGCACGCGGATTCGCACTTCTTCAGTATGCAGCAACGTTGACGAACCAGCCTCCTGTCAGATCGTTAATTGCCCAGGATCTTGGTATCTACAACACCACAACTGCTGCTAACAACAATGCCACAATCGTAACTACCTCAGTAGGAGCCGGCCGCCTAATGCAGGAGTCATTGGTTGAAGGTATCGTTGACCTTCGCGGTAAGCTCTTGGTCGCTAACAAGATCTTTATGCATCCGTTCCGCGGTAAGGACTTGATGTTATTCAACACCAGCGTCTCCGGATCTGGTGGAGCAGGAATCTTCGCACCGAACTTCCAGGATCAGGCTCTTAAGGCTGGCCGCGTTGGAAGCATTTGGGGCGTCGAAGTCTTAGAGGACATTATCGTTCCTACGTCTCAGGTATATGTTCTCGCACCTGCTGACTACCTAGGAGTCATGGCGGTTCGTACTGACGTCTCCGTCGAGACACTTAAGGATAGCAACAAGTTCGCTGATGTGTTCGCAATCTGGGAAGACGTTGGTTTCGTAATCCGTTACGCCAAGGGAATCTGTCAGATTCAAGTCAGCTAAGCGACGTTCTTTACAAAAACAGAGCTGGCGGGGTGGCCGAAAGGCCATCTCGCCAGTGATGTTTTCATTCTCAGGGACGAAACGTTAAGTCTAGCTGGAAGTTAACGATGTAGCCCTGCAACTAGTATTCTTGCTCGCCATCGTTCTCTCCCTCCTCGGCTTGAGCACTTTCCCCCTCCAATTTATATCCGTTAGGAGACTCCATGGACAACGAACAGCTTCAAAAAGAAAAGTATCTCTGCACTTTCAAAGGACAAGATGGTATCACGATCAGCGACCTCATCATCAAGGCGACGAACCCTAATTACAACCGCAAGATTTCTCTTAAGTACGGTGAGTACATCCTCACAGAGCTTTTAGACTTCGAGGATCTGAAAAGATCGCGTATGGTCGGCGCACTCGGTAGATTTATTGAGATGGGATGGGTCACAGTAGAGAATCCTTCTATTCCTGTTGAAAAGAAGGAAGTAGTATCTCCAGAAATGATTGCTGTCCCTGTTTCAAAGGGTATCACAGAAGCTCAGGCAGCTGGTCGTCCAGAGAAACCTGTTTACGTGTCGACAGGTCCTTCTAGTTCTCTCGGCTACCCTGTCGAAGAGAAGACGCAGCTAGTTGAGGTTTTATCTAATGATCAATCGCGCAAGACTAACAGTCTCGCGATTTCTGAGAACGATGTGAAGGTTGCTATGGCTAACACAACCGTTACTTTAGACAAGTTCAATTCTCTGCGCTATTTTCAAAAGCTCAAGACCATTAAAGAGACGACGGACGTGTCTCTACTGGAATTGATTGCCACGAAGTCAAACTATCCTCAGCTGATTCATAATTCCAAAAATAGAATTAGAGAGTTAAAGAACGGTAGATAACAATGGGAACAAAATTTACAGCCGACAATAACGGCGATCTCACAATTATTGGAACACTTACTACCGGCTCTACGGGACAATTTCACGTAGACGCCTCCGGTAACGTTACGGCTACCTCTTTTACTGGAGGTAGTAGCGGACCATATACTAGTGTAGGTACGGGCTCCATCCTCGGGGAGGGAACATCAAATACGCTCCCAGGTGCTGTCGCGGTGAATAGTGTCATAGCGGGCGGAGATAGTAACAGCATCACGCAGGGCTTGGGTGAGGTGATCGGTGGAGGATATAACAACACTATATCTACCACAGGAAGTGCTTGTGCGATAAGTGGT